CCAATAGATGATCCTATCTTTAGATTAACCTACGGAGCCCCTATTTCCAAGCTAGGTATGTTTGTTCTTTCAGAAGATGGTTTGTATTACGATTCTCAAACTAGAACTTATGGTGGTAACGATATACCCTCCCCCTCCGATATTGGTATAGTTATTGATGCTGAAGCCTGGAAGTTAAATTACCCACCGAGCCTGGGTGGAAAAGGAACTATTGTTACTTTAGCAGATGTTAATAAATATGTCGATACCTTTTTTGATCCTCATGTAATTGATGATACTTTAATTACCGACTATGATACCGACCACTTCTTATCAGTTTTAAAATCACAAAAACAAAAACTCCTGTTTGATACTTCGGCTCAAATAGTTGAATTACTTCAAGGAGGTTATGGGGAAGACTCCGCTTTAGTTATTAATCACCGACAAAATTTACTATCGGTTATTTCTTCTTTTAATGAAAAGATAAACAAAAGAAAGAAGCAAATTGAAATTGCAGTAAAGGCTTCAAGTGAGTTTGGCGCGGAAACTTATTTTCCCCCAGGCCACATCCCCATTAATGATTTCTCATATTTAAGCTCAATTAACCTTAATATTTCGCTGGAGCAACAACAAAGGCTTATCTTTGAATCAGGATCGGTAGAAGATATAGTTTTGCCTATTCAGCCTATTTTTGTGAGAAGTTATGGTTCCGAAGCTGCACAACTAAATTTACCTTTTAGTGTACCTACTGTAGGGGTGGGGGCGATTGTTATTAATGGAGGGGTATCTTCTATAACAATGCCTTCTCTTTCTATAACTGATACTATAGTAACGCAATCTCTTTTCGGGGTGTATAACTTTTTAGAAGCTAAGGGAGTCCCACCAGGGGCATGGGTCGGTCCTCCCCGAGAACTCCAAGGAGATCTGCCTTATTTACCAGATACCACTAGGTTTGGTGGTCATATTAGTGATGGATATGATGATCCTACTTATGGGTGGTTGACCTCTTTTGGAAGTATTAACTGTGCTCAAAAAGGGGTAAGATATAATGCACAATTACTGGGAAAAAATTCGGACTTATTCGTTTCGGGATTAAGTATTCCGCATCTAAAGGGTATGGTGGATATAGATCCTACTACTAAAGAAATATTAGACTATGGCTCTGTGGTACGCCTTCCTGATGGACAAGCCTTTCAAAACTTTTTATATAATCAAAACGGATCTACTTTTGAATGTTGGCTTCATCTTCCCTCTTATGGAGCCCCTGCGAATTACTACGAACGCGGGGAGACCACTATTATAAACCCAAATACAACAGATGGAGCGTGGGTAGATTATAATTACTATAAAATAATTTTAGCTAACGAAAATGTAGGAGGGTCAACCAATACGAATGTTAGCTCTATTTTCACCGCGCAAGGTACTGATTCAGTACGCGGGATGTTAATGGGCTTCACCAGAGATCCAGTAATTTATTCGGACACGCTTATAATTCCGGGTAGTGATACGGATCCAGGAGTAAACGCAGGTATACCTGTTTCAGATACAACGGCTTCTAGCTGCTTCTTTATTGCTCCTACAATGTCTATTAGCAATAAATCAGTAACTTTTACGCCTAAAGAAACCGACTGTATTTCGGATGGTTTTGCTAAGATGACAATTGATGATAAATTAATAAAAGGGTCTAAAAAATTCACGGATGTATCTGGGCAATTTATGCATTTAGTAGTCTCCTTTGATACTTCGGCTGATCAATGTAGGGTGTATTTGGATTCTCAACTAATGGCAACTTCCAGCCTAAGTAAGACCTTTGGGGTTAACCCATATCAACCTCCGTATTTACCCACATTCAAGGATACTGAAAGTATATCAACGAGCAGTTTTGAATATGGGAAATATTCTGTGAACCAATCTCCTACTACTTCCGTTTTTGATGATGGGCCTGTGAATGATCCCTTCTTTACTCCTTGGATCTTAGGGGGTGGGTGGACCGATGGAATGCCCTTTAATTCAGATGGGACCTCAGGAGGATTTATGGGGGAGCATCACGGTTGGATGAGCGGTTTAGGGGGGCATCTAGGAAGCGTTAAATTTTATCTAAAACCTCTATCTATTAGTGAGGTTAAAACTAATTATGATGCCCAGAAAGGCTTCTTTAAGAATATACTAACATGAGCACTACTACAATTTTTGGGCGGTTGCCGAGCAACGACATAAAGCCCTCTATAATCAGCGCAAAAGAAGCCTCTCCCATTTTGGGGGTGCGGTTCCCTTTGTATGATAAAACCTCGTCTGCCAAAGGTATTTTCAATAAAACAGCGGATTTTGAGTTATTAAAAAGTGAGCTTCGACAATTCATTCGCACCGAGACGGGAGAGCGCGTGATGCTGCCTAACTTTGGATTATCTTTAAAAAAATATCTTTTTGAACCTTTTACGGATGACCTTAGGGAGTCGATCATGGAGGAGGTTCTTTTTGGAGTAAGTATGTATGTTCCAAAAGCACAAGTCTTTAAATTGACGGTTGAAGGGGGAGATACAATTTCGGGACTGGGATTGCCTGGAATAAAGATTAGATTACTTGTGGGCCAAAGAAACACAACTAACCAAGGGGTTTTGGAGATTAATATATGAAGAACTATGAGATACCAACAAGGATTCCGTTTACAACAGTAAATTCTGATTATCAAAAGCTTATCCAGACTGGAGATAATTTTAGTAATAAAAAAGATCTAATTGATTATGCAGCCACCGATTTTTTGGATTTAAGGAATTCTTTAGTTGCATATATGAAAGCTGTTTACCCTACAGACTATCAGAATTTCTCGGAGTCCGATTATGGTATGATGTTTACGGAATTAGTGGCCTATATGGGAGCTATAATGTCGTTTAAAGCAGACGCTTTAGCTAATGAAAATTTCTTAAGTACTGCACAAAATAGAAGAAATGTTAGAAAATTGCTCCAGTTGATTGGGATTTCTTTAAAAGGACCTACTTCCGCAGCAGCAAACGCCAGATTAACTTTAGGGGCTGCGGAGATGGGCGCGTTTAGTATTGCTGCCAACAACAGAACCTTTTCCATCCCTTCTCCTTTTGATGGAGCACCTATTGAGTATACTCTTTATAAAACTAGTAATGGAAAAGTGTTAGGGATGGCCTCTAATGAATCTCAATTAGATTTATCGGGAAGTGATTCCGAAGAGGATTTGGGATTCGAATTTAATAATTTAGCTCTTTTAGAGGGAACATTAGTGGAGGAAACTGGATTCTTTAATAGTACAGAGGTATTCAAAACACTAATGTTAACCAAAAACCCGGTCATAGAGAATAGTACTCAGATATATGTTGTTGATAGTGGTGTTCTTGGCGGGGCTTATACACAGGTTCAGAATGTTTTATCTGCTTCAGGCCCTTCTGATAAAATATTTGATGTAAGGTATGATGATTTGTATAATGCTACCATCCGATTTGGGGACGGGGTAGTAGGGGCCAGTCCTCCTAATGATTCCGCGTATAGAATTTTATACAGAGTTGGGGGGGGTCTACGGGGAAACCTTTTAGGAGCTACTATTAACGCTCCTATTCCTCTAAGCACGGGGAAGTCAGGTACTATTACAAATACTAGCCAAGCCACAGGAGGGCTTGACGCCGAGACTATACAAAGTGCTAAAAGATACGGGCCTTTGGTATTCCGACAGCAAGATAGGCTTGTAACATTGGGAGATTATCAGGCGTATGTGGGTAGGTACTCTAGTCCTACAGGCGGCCAGTGCATTGGAACTGCCGTTACTCGTAAAGCTTATTCTTCTGCAAATATAATTGATTTATATGTTTTGCAAAAAGCTAATGCCACCCAACTTCAACGAGCTACTGTAGAATATAAGACTAATATATTATCTGATATAAAGGCAACTAAAATGCTTACTGATGAAGTAAATGTAGTAGACGGGTTAATAAGAACAGTAGACTTAGTTGTGACCATTTATTCGGATGAAGCGTTTAGGGACTTAGAAGAATCAATTAAGATTGCGGTGGCAAGTGAGATAAGCCTATTTTTCTCGTATGTTTCTTTAGGCTTTGGAGACTCATTTGCTCCTCAGACTTTAAATAGACTGCTCTATGATATAGCAGAGGTTCGTTACTCTACGATTGATAACATTGAAAATATCATAACTCCTCAATTTAATGAGGTTATTCAACTCAATAATTTAACTATAAATATTGAATTTATATAAATGGCACGAAATTACTTTAAAAGAAACTTTGTAGATGCTGTAGAAATTATTACCCCAGATTTGTATCTAGAGGATGATTTTGCTGTAAGTGGAGTGCAAATTGCAAGTGTAGACGAACTGATAAATAGTCACCTTATTTCGGCTGAGAATGTAGCGTTAACTTTAGGGTTGTCTAGTATTGTAGGATCTAATTTGTTTAGTTCCTTAGGGAATATTAATGGGTTTTCCCAGTACTTTATTAAGCAAAATAAACTAACTAATATTACTACCCAACATTTTCAAGATAAGATATTAACAC